GTCGTTGTGACCCTCTGGTATGCCACCCTTCTTGATTGCGGGGGGTACGGACATGATGGCGGCGATATTGGTGTACTCCTTGCCGTTATTGCCCATAGCCTTGATGACCGAAATCATCGCCCACGCGCCCAGTACGTTCTTGAGTTCAAAGCCACGCAACTCTTCTTGGGTGAACTCGCGCCCACGCCACGTTTGCAGGTCTTTGCGTAGGGTCGCCATCTCAGCCAGCGAGAGCGTAAAGTTCTTGCTGATAGACATAGGCTCATTCTTGGCTGTGACAATGGGCTTGCCAGCCTCATCTTCTCCATGCACCTCAAATTGCAACATCACTTTGGGTAGGTGTTTTACCGTACCAAGGTAAGTTGACTCTTGGGTTCCCAAGTCAATGACTCGGTAGCACCGTGCAAGGTGCATTCCTTGTGGCACTGGGGTAAATTCACCACCACCGCCTCCGCTTTCTTTCGCTATTAAAGCCATCATTCGCTCCTAGTTAGGGTTACTGTTTCTAAAGTCACTATAGGTCTCTTGGTCAGTCCGCATTCGTGGCGGATGATGTCCCAGTCCTCCTGCCTTGCAACGCCTGCCTCAGCCCGTTCTAGAGCCTCCTCAAGCATCTGTTGCCTCTCGTGCATCAGTTGATGCATTTCGTATTCGTTAGTCATATGTTCGCTTTCAAGTTAAACTGGCGCAAGTGTATCATGTTTAATCTGGTCTTGCACAACTTTTTTTTGTAGTGTATGATTCGCTTAAACAAGAAAGGAACCCAATGACACTTAAAGAATATTTTGCAAACAAACCAAGGGGGTCAATGATAGCGATGGCACGCAAGCTGGGCATCAGCAAAACGTGGTTTTCGTTGATTGTCACGGGACGACAACTGCCTAGTCCAGAACTAGCACGCGACATTGAGTTTCATACAGGCAGGAAAGTGAAGAGGGCGGAGTTGCGCCCTGATATTTTTGGAAAGACAGCGAAATGATATGGTACAAATTCCACATCGGTGATTACCTCACGCATACAGTACATCTGTCTGATGCAGAGGACTTGGCGTACCGACGCCTGCTTGACCTTTACTACATGAGCGAGAAGGAAATCCCACTTGATACCGAATCGGTTGCAAGAAAGATTCGCCTTGATTTAGACATAACCGAATCGGTTTTGGATGAATTTTTTGAACGTACCGAAACAGGGTATTTCAACAATCGTTGCCATGTCGAAGTTACCAAGTATCAACATCAAGTTGAAAATAATCGACAACTCGGAAAGCGAGGCGGGAGACCGTCAAAAACCGAATCGAAAACCGAATCGAAAGCGAAAGATAACCCTAAGAAGATACAGATACAGAATAAGAATATAAATACATCGTCGAAATTCGACGAGTTTTGGAATGCTTGGCCTGCCTCTAAACGCAAGGTTGCAAAGGCAGAGTGCCAAAAGAAGTGGGCGAAGGCTGGGCTTGACTCTGTGGCTGAGACCATCATTGCTCAGGTCAACATCCTTAAGGTGACTGACCAATGGACTGGCGGGTTTGAGCCAGCACCGCTGACGTACATAAACCAACGTCGTTGGGAAGATGATGCAGGTACGCCAGCCGTAGGGAGGAAGGTCATATGACCCCCGTCGAGCGTATGCTGGGTATGCTGACCAAGGTCAAGGGTCGTAATGGGTCGTGGACGGCTTGCTGTCCTGCGCACAATGACAAAGGCCCGTCTCTTGCAATTCGTGAGACTGAAGATGGTCGCGTGTTGATTCATTGTTTTGCGGGTTGCGAGACTTTAAACGTAGTGCAGGCGTTGGGCATGGACATGACCGACCTGTTCCCGCCTGACGACAAGCGACGCGAGTACCCAGTTGAAGGCAAGAAGAGTTTGAAGCCTGCGTTCTACGCCAGCGACTTGATGCGCATAATTTCGTTTGAGGCATTGGTGGTATCCATCTGCGCTTACGACTTGAGTCAAGGCAAGAAATTGAGCGAAGTTGACAGAGAGCGAATGAAACTATCACAACAGCGAATTGAAGAGGCAATGAAATATGCAAATGTCTGACGTACAAAAAAGAGCGCAAGAATTGGACGAGGCTCGGAAAATCCGTATCGTTAAGCCTGACGAGGTTGACTTTGAGAAGTACCTCAAAGCTAACGACGTTGCGCAAAAGGTTAAGCAAGCAAGCGAGTTTTTAGACGAACTCCAAGATGAACTTGTAAACCCTGTTGTGGACAACTACCAGACCATGCCGTGGGCAAAGACGCATCAAGGCTTCCAATACCGAGCAGGCGAAGTAACGCTGTACGCTGGTGGCAACGGTGGTGGCAAGAGCATGGTCACGGGCATGATTGCATTGGGGCTTATCAAGCAAAAGCAAAAGGTGATGATTGCTTCGTTTGAAATGAAGCCTAAGCGAACATTGTTTCGTATGCTTCGCCAGTTCGCAGGCGAGAACATTGACGCGCCACGTTATGTGGACAAGACTCGTTACCTTACAAACTTGTTTGACCGCATGAGAAGTTATGCCTACGAGTATCTGTGGCTGTATGACCAGCAGGGTACTGTGACAGCACAGCAGGTCATAGCGGTATCACGGTACAGCGCAGTCGAGTTAGGTGTGCAACACATTTTCATTGACTCTCTGATGAAGTGCGTGTCTGGTGAGGATGACTACAACGCGCAGAAGTCTTTTGTTGATGAGTTGACTTCATTGGCGCGTGACCACAATGTTCATGTTCACCTCATTCACCACATTCGCAAGTTGCAAAGCGAAGAGGTCAAGCCAAACAAAAACGACATCAAGGGTTCAGGTTCTATTAGCGACCAAGTGGACAACGTCTTGATGGTGTGGCGTAACAAGAAAAAAGAGCATGACGCACAGAATGGTGTGGTTGACGTAATGATTCCTGATGCCTACTTGATGTGCGAGAAGCAACGCAATGGAGAGGCTGAAGACTGGTATTCCGTTTGGTATCACAAGGACAGCCAGCAGTTTGTTGAGTACCACGATTCAGTACCGATGTCTTTTGACGATAGGGGAAGGTTTTGAATGACCAAGAGGAGCAAAGAGCAAGAGACCGTGAGCATATGTACCGTTGTCTCGTTCGAGAGGTCATCAAGATGCGAATTAAAAATCGCGATGGCGCATACCGTTGGCTCACGGGTTATCTTGACGACACTGGGCGGTGGAAGAAAGGGTGGAACGACCTTCATCCCGAATCAAAACTTGAAGACGATGTTAGAGACCAATGGAACAAAGGCAACCGAGGTAACACAGGAGAATGGAAATGATTGAATTAACACTACCTTGGCCTCCCACGGTCAACACTTATTGGCGCAACTTTAATGGTCGCACCATCATCAGTGCTAAGGGGCGCGAGTATCGCAAGGCGGTCGCTGACCAAGTGCTAATACAACGAGCCGCCAAGCACATCGACTACGCGGTGAAGGTGGAGATTCAAGCCTATCGCCCAGACCGTCGTCGCCGTGATTTGGACAACTTGTTAAAGGCTTTGCTTGACTCCATGACTCATGCAGGTGTGATGCAAGACGACGCCTTGATTGAAGACCTGCGCGTGTATTGGGCAGATGAAATTGGTGGCATGGTTAAAGTAACGATAGAAGGAATTGAATGAAATCAGAACCAGAGTTGATTGACATCTACGCAATGTTTGCGCTGATGGGTTTGATGCAAAAGCCAAGCAAGGTGGCGAAATCAAAAATAGATGTTGCTTACGAAGCGTATGAGCAGGCACAGGCAATGATGGATGTGCGTGAAGACTTCACGGATAAAAGGGGCGACTGATGGAAACATTTTTAAATGTAATTGGTTTGTTTTTTTTGTTGTCTGGGATTGTGGCGTGGGGTGTTGGCATTTTATTGATGTGGTACTACTGGCTTTGTATGCCAAACAAGGAGGAATAAATGTTTGATTCATTTGGGGATTTTTTTTGGACGTTTATGGCAATGTCTGGATTCATGTTTTGGATTTGCCTGACAATTTTTGTTGCAATGGTAATCAAGCGCAATCGCGCAAAAAGGAGAGGGTTCTATGAGCAATGAAGAGCGTGACCCGCATAAGGCGGTGGACTACATTTTGAAGCACGCCGCGCTCTTTGCTAAGGCTAAGGCAGAGCGTACATACATAGAGGAATATCGCAAATCATTGAAATCAATTTTGATGAAGCGAAGCATGGAGACCGCTATTGGTGCGCAAGAGCGCGATGCATACGCGCACCCTGAGTATGTGCAGTTGCTTGATGGATTGAAAGAAGCTGTGCTGATTGAGGAGCGCCTCAAGTGGGACATCACCGCGGCGACATTGCGCGTGGAAATATGGCGCACAGAACAAGCGAACAATAGGGCTGAAGGAAAGGTCACGATGTGAACACCTATCAAGGCATGGTAATGCACGCAACGGGCTGGTTCCTTGTGTTGCTGGATGGTTGGGCTATGCACACACATTGGATTGCCGTGATTGGTTTTGTTTTTTTAATTTATTCAATGTGGAGTATTTGCGTGGAAACAAAAAAAGAAGAGTTAGAACGCAAAGAGCGTGAGCAGGCAAGTGGTTGGCGCAAGCGTCAGATTGCAGAAGGAAAGACTTGTCAGGTGTGCCGCCTCAACCCAGCAGAGGTGAGGGGTAAGAACAGCAGGGGCGCTTTGCAGTGGCGATGCCAGATGTGTCACGATTTAAAAAACAAAGCGGGTTTTACAAAGGATAAACAATGACTGATAAACCAAAGATTATTTTTGCTGAAGGTTGTTTTGATGGCTTTGAGGGTACGCCAGAAGAACTGGCGGAAATGCTGGCTGATATACATCAGATGGCTGAGAGCGGAACTTTGTTCGATTACGCTACGCCTGTTGATGAGACCGACGAAGAGTTCATCAAGTTCATGCAAGCCAAGATTGCTCCCCGTCAATGACCACGCTAAAGGAAAAAAAGCACATGAGCGCGGTGGCTGAATTGGGTTGCGCTGTGTGCAGGCGGATGGGGTACGAGGGTACGCCTGCGGAACTACACCATCCAAGGCGTTTAGCGGGGGGTTGGGGGCGTTCTAGCCACTTCAGTGTCATACCGCTATGCCCAGAGCATCACAGAGGCTCTACGGGGCTACACGGGCTTGGAACCAAGGGGTTTGAAAAGCATTACGGGTATGACGAGGCTGACTTACTTAAAGACACGTCAAAATTATTGGGAATTGAAGAATGACAAAAAGAATTGTTTGCTGGTTTAGTTGCGGGGCGGCAAGCGCTGTGGCTACCAAACTGGCTATCGCGGAGAACGCTGGCAAGTTGCCTTTGATAATTGCCTACACCGAAGTTATGGAAGAGCATCCCGACAACAGGCGGTTCCTCGCGGAGTGCGAGAAGTGGTTTGGGCAGGACATAGTTATCCTTGGCAACGATTACTACAAGCGCTCTATTTACGAGACGTTCAAGACTAGCGCGATGAACATCAGGGGCGCGGCTCCATGCACGCGAGTCTTGAAGAAGCAGGTGCGTGAGCGCTATGAGCAGGTGGGCGACCGTCAAGTGTTTGGGTATACCGCTGAGGAGCAACAGCGTTACGACCGATTCATTGATGCCAACAACGAGGTCGATGTGTGGGTTCCGTTGATTGATAAGGGGCTGAACAAGGTTGACTGCCTAGCGATGCTTCAGAACGCGGGGATTGAGTTGCCTGCGATGTACAAGCTGGGCTACCTCAACAACAACTGCATTGGTTGCGTCAAGGGCGGGATGGGGTATTGGAACAAGATTCGGGTGGACTTCCCTGAGCAGTTTGACCGTATGGCAAAGCTAGAGCGTTTTAAGAAGCAAACCATTTTCAAAGACAGATACCTTGACGAACTCAAGCCTACAGACGGGAACTATCCGCAGGAGCCTGACATTGAGTGTTCTATCTTCTGCCAGATGGCGGAGCAAGACATGGTTGCAAAATAACAACGTATTAGGGTTTTCCTTATAAACTATTTTTAAAAAGGTATTGACGACGTTTAACGTGGTGTTAAACTATCCTCACTGACCAAGCAATTGTTGCAAGGCAGGTAACAAACGAAAGCGAACCATGAACAACGACATCAACTTCACATCAGTAGACACACTTGGCACACTGTTGGCTCAGATTGCTGACCTCACCAAACAAGCCGATGCAATCAAAGACAGCATCAAAGAATCAGCCAGCGCAGGCGGTGCAAAGGTTGTCGAGGGTGCAATCTTCAAGGCTACTTACATTGAGAGCAACCGCTCTGTGTTCGATAAGGACGCATTCATCAAAGAACATGGCGCAGACGCATACGCCAAGTTCACTAAGACATCCGCTGTGTTCAGCGTCAAGGTCACATCACGTTAATCAATCAGCCCCTTCGGGGGCTTATAAAGCGAAGGGAAAGCGAATGGGATACTTTTCAAAATGTTGTGCTAAGACTCATCTGCCCGTAGTGGTTGACGCTCTTGGTATTCCGCACCTCAACAACGTCGTGGCACTGTTGCCTGACGGTCGCAAGTTCGAGGGTTCCTATGATGGTTACGGTCGCGTCGGTGGCGAGTCACTGGTCGAGAACGAAGACGGTGGCTATCTGTGGGACAAGGTCAAGTTTGTTCTGCGTGACTACTACGACGGCGAGACTTACAAAGAATTGGGCAGGTCAAACGATGAGAAGGCGCAAGGCTTCTTTATGGACAAGGCGTTCCTGCATTACTGCATCAAGCATGGAGCATTCAAAAGCAGAGCCGAGTACACCAAGGCTTTCAAGAAATATGCGAACTGGTAAAGGGTCAACATGAAACACGCACAAGCAGATTACATCAACGCAGGCTACAGGTACGAGAAGGCAACCAACGCTGACAAGGCGCGTGCTGTAGCAGAGGGCATCCGCAAGATGCTCCAAGAAGAACACATTGACGAACAATCGGACGCACGCTATTTTGTTGAGCGTGGTCGCAAAGAGGCGAGGGAGACAGCATGAGCGACCACGTCATCACCAACAGCCTGAACGGTAAGTTCAAGTGCGAGTTCTGCGGGACGGAAGAGGCTCCGCCCTTTATGCCTGCTCCTATCAACGTCATCATTGACGCAATGGATTATTTCATCGACCAACACAAAGATTGCAAACAACCACAAGCGGAGGCAGTTATGTCAGAGTACATCAAGGGTTTTGACGCAGGCTACGACTACGTTCTAACCGAGGTTGAGCGATTTACCAAAGAGGCCATTGACCCCCATGCCAGCCCAGACGCACTTACTCGAAGAATAAAGAGTTCTGTGCTGGTGGAGTTGTGCAACAAACTCAAAATGGAAGGCAAGCCAGACACTAGGGAAAGTACCTAGAAAATAATTTGAGAAAGTTGTTGACATCGTTTAAGTTGGTGTTATACTAACTTCACTGACACAGCAAATCCGCACAGTCAGGTAACAGAGAAGGAAAAGCGAAATGATTAAAGTTGAATACATCAAGACACTGAAAATGTGGCACGCAGAGTACCGTGATGAACTTGGCAAGTTGGGTCTTGGTTTTTCTGCCAAGACACGCGACCAAGCCGTGTTTCTTCTTGGTATGCAAATGGGTCGTGCGCCACAACAGTTCAGCCGTCCATTGGGCGAGTATTTCCCAGATAAGTAAATCAACAGGGGGCTACGGCCCCCATTAAAAGCGAATCAAAACCGAAAGGAAATAAAATGTCATACATAGCAGAAATTGAAACCCGCGTCGCAGGCATCCCTTGCGTGATTGGTGTCGTTGACTACATCAGCGTTGCTGGCTCCTATAGTCAGAACGCCGCCAGTGACTGGGATTACCACGGCTATAGCGAGAGTGACTGGGTGGTGTGTGACCGCCGTGGACGCCCAGCGCCTTGGCTTGAGCGCAAGATGACTGGTAAGGACGAGTCTCGCATTGAGCGCGAGATTGCCGAGTATCTTGCGGGTTAGGGAAAGTACCTACAATTATTTTTAAAATAGTTGTTGCATCGTTTAATTTAAGGTTATACTAACACCACTGACACAGCAATTCAGCACAGTCAGGTAACACAGAAAGAATAGCGAAATGAACATCGGAACACAAACAAACAGCGTCGTAAATCACTTGTACAGCCGTATGACGGTTGGCGCACCAGCACCTGAAGTTGGTATGGGCGCAACCAAGTTGTCGTGGACTGACCGCCACGCCGCGACGGTGACCAAGGTCACCGAGTTGACCAGCAAAGTCTGGGCATACGAAATTTTTGTCATTGAAGACAAGCCAACGGTTGTCTCTGGTAGCGTGCATGACGGTAGCGCCGTATACACCTTCGAGCCAAACCCTACTGGGTACGCCGATATGTACCGCATGGAGCGCAAGACAGGCAAATGGGTTCGCGGTTACATCAACCAAGGTACAGGCAGATTCAAGCAACGCCGTAGTGGTGGTTTGGTTCTCGGTATGCGTGACCATCACTTTGACCCACACTTTTAAATCCACGGGGGCGCAAGCCCCCTCAACCGAATCACAACCGAATAGAAAGCGAATCGATATGACACACTTTGACACCATGAACACCATCGTCAACCAGTTCTTTGACAACCTGCCAAAGTCCTACGTTGCCTACTGCGACTACATCGCTCACACCATTGTGGGCAACCTCAAGGCCAACGACACCGAGCGCCTGCTTGCCAGCGTGAGCCGACCACAGTACGATTTGACTGAGACTGGTGGCTTCGCCAGCACAAAGAAGGTCATCAACGTAGAAGACCGCTTCGGTAAAAAGTATCGCGTGACTGTGGAGGAGGTCAAATGACCAAAGAAGAAGCCTTGCAAGCAGTTAAATTGCTGTCTGCATTGGAGTCATGGGGATTTACCGTAAAAGAAAATTTCCCTGACTACCTGCGCGACGATTTGCATGAAACACAAGATGTGTTGAGGCGTATCATTTTGGAGGATGTATGAAAGAAGAGTCCTTGCTTCAGAAGGTGGTGATAGGTATAATGTTCATTGCTTTCCTCGTGTTTTGGATGTGGGTTCCTGACTTCACATTGGACGAAGAGGATTGCATGAAACAAGAGTCCAGCGCATACGTCAAGAGACTGTGTAGCGAATCTAAAGCGAAGTAGAACCGAGTCGGTTTCAATGCCGACATAAGCATCTTGCTGGCGAACCCAAAGCGAATCGAATACACTTGCATTCATTCGTTCATTCACATGGGGATTACGGGTTATGCCAGAAACCATCAAGAAGGTGGCTAAGAAGCCCACCAAGACGCCAAAGGCTACTACGCAAGCCCAAGGTAGCACTACGCCTGCCAAGAAGCCTGTAGCCCCGCAAATACCACGTCCTGCTCACAGACCAGTAGAGTACACAGAAGAGATAGCAGAAGAGGTATGTTGGAGACTCGCTCACGGAGAGTCGCTTGTCTCAATCTGTAGTGATGACCACCTTCCGCACTGCGCGACGATTTATCGGTGGTTGATTCGGTTTCCCATCTTCTGCGAGATGTACGCACGCGCACGAGAAGACCAAGCTGACACCAACGCTGACGAAATCCTTGCAATTGCTGATGAAATGCCCCCTGAGTACACCGATGAGAAGGGGCGAACCTCTCTTGACCAGTCCTACCTTATGTGGCAGAAGCAACGCATTGAGGCTCGTAAGTGGACGTCAGCCAAACTGAAGCCCCGTAAGTATGGCGACCGTGTGGCGCTGGAAGGGGTTGAGGGCGGAGCCTCCATCAAGACTGAGGACACCAACGCCAACAAGTTCCTTGAGGTTATCCGCAACATGGAGATGAGTAAGCGTGCTGGCTGAGTTGCTCTCAGACCCAGATGTGCAGGCGGAGTTCAATGCCGAGCCTGAGCATAACCGAATCGCTTTAATCGCCCACGCACAATGGATAGCGCAGGCGCACGCTTACCAGATACCACCTGACTTGCATGAGGATTACACGGTATTTTTAATGTTAGCGGGGAGGGGTGCAGGCAAGACGCGCTCCGCGGCTGAGGCGCTCTGGTGGTGGGCGTGGACTCACCCAGACACGATGAGCATCGTGCTGGCTCCCACGTCGGGGGACTTAAAATTCACCTGCTTTGAAGGGCCAAGCGGATTGCTTGCCTGCATCCCTGAAGCACTGGTCAAGGACTACAACAAGCAAGACCACCTCATCAAGTTGACTAACGGTTCCAAAATACGAGGCGTGTCTGCTGACTCGTATGACCGCCTGCGTGGTATCAACTCCTCGTTCTGCTGGTGCGATGAGTTAGCGGCGTTCCAGTACCTTGGCCCTAACGAGGCGTGGGACAACATGATGCTGGGTCTGCGTATCAAGCCAGACAAGAAACCTCACAGCCACCCTCGTGTCATCGTGACCACGACACCGCGCCCCAAGGACTTGATACTTGACTTGGTAGGGCGTGAGGGTGACGACGTGGTGGTCTCCCGCGCCAGCACCTACGACAACTCCAAGAACTTAGACAAAGCCTTCCAGAAGCAACTGGAGTCCTATAAGGGTTCCAAGCTGTACCAGCAGGAGGTTCTAGGTGAAATCGTTGACCTCGAAGACGGCAAGGTCGTCTCTCGCGATATGTTCAAGATGTACCCTGCTGACCGACCGTTCCCTAAGTTTGAGTACATCCTCATGTCTCTGGATACAGCGTATACGGACAAGACTTACAACGACCCGACCGCCTGCACGACATGGGGCGTGTTCAAGCCGATGGATGGGCCAATGTCCGTCCTGCTCATCGACTGCTGGGCTGAACACCTGACGTTTCCTAAACTCAAGCCCAAGGTGCTAGACGAGTGGCGGTTGTCCTACGGTGAGGGGAAGGACGCCAAGCGCCCTGACATGATTCTGGTCGAGGGCAAGGCGTCGGGTAAGTCTCTGATTCAGGAACTGCAAGCGATGCACCTGCCTGTGCGGGAGTGGAACCCCGGCTCCGCTGACAAGATGACCAGATTGCAGATTACCGCCTCCATCTTCGCCACTGGGCGTGTCTGGCTCCCAGAGTCGGATGTCCACAAGGGCTACGTCAAGGACTGGTGCGAAGGGTTCCTGTCCCAGATATGCGCCTTCCCAGACGCCGCTCATGACGACTACGTCGACTCAGCTACGCAGGCTATGCGCCTACTCAAAGACATGGGGTTCCTCGACATAAACCCTGAGCCTCGGTATGATGACGATGATGACTATGCTTATACCCGCAAAGAGCGGGTCAACCCATACGCGGTGTAACTATGGCAGAACCCAAACAACTTAAAGCAATCAAGGGCGGACTCAACATCGCAAAGCGATTGATGGCTGATAC